CGCTCAACAATCAACTGAGCCATGTAATTGCCTCTGCTTGCAGAGACCCCTGACTTGGTCTTGGCGACAACGTCTGAGATGCGGGAGGCTGTCACCTTGCCCAATCTTGCGCTGAACCAATCGTCTGTTCTTTGTTCCATTATTTGCTCCCCAATGATTTTTTCTGTTTGTCTTTGGCGGTGATGATTTTCTTTTGGGCAATCAAATCCGTGTGCGCGGCTTCATAGGCGGCGAAATAAGCGGCCTTGAGGCTTACACCGTCTGTTGAAGCTTCAATGTTGGCTAAATGGTCTGCCAATTCTTTTTCGGGCATCAAAAATTGTTGGTTGTTTGAAGCCGCCATTCCATCATCGTCTACTGGAGCAAGTCCAAAGGCTGACATAAGGCTATAGCGGCGAGCATAAGTCAAGGCGCTACCAAACGCTGTTGGGCGGGAATCAGCAACTGGCAGATGCAACTCGCCAAGCGTCAACAAGCCGCCTGATTCGTGGAATATGACCGTTCTGACCAACACGCCGTTGTCCTTGGTTTCAGCCCACTGTGACAAGCCAAATCCCTCATCGTGTAGGCCGTCAATAACAGCGTCAATGCACTCTGACAAATCAGCATAGCGGCTCTTGAGATGGCTGTTCTCAACCTTTTTGAGTGCTTTTTTGAATTTGCGTTGTGCGCGAACAAAGGCGCTGAACAACAATGCATCTTCATCGTTTGTGTCTTGTACTATTGCATCAATCATTTTGTTTACCTTTAAAAAGTTCAATCATTTCGTTTTGCTTGGCAGTGATTTTTTCTTCGTTCTCCAACAGACTGCAAAGCGTTTGGATAACTGCTCTCAACACGCCCACCTCATAAGACAAAATGTCTTCACGGGGCATCCCATATAGTTTTGTCCTTGCGATTGATTCAGCATCATCCACAATAGTTCTGTAGTCGTACTTCATACGGCCTCCAACAGAATAGCTTGCCAAAATATGTCTTCATCAGACATAACAATGGGCGTGTTGTATCGTGAGCCAATCACAATACCGGTTTTTGTTGTTACAAAATTATTCATTGTCGGCCTCCCATCGAGCAATGGCGGCTTCGTAAGCATCTGTTTGACGTTGCAAATCAAAATGGGCTTGGATTGTGTCATTGATTTTTTCATAATCTTCATCAGTAAGTGCATATGTGAGTTCACCTTCGTCAGTACTGAGTGCGTAATCAAATCCTTCAGGCTGACCCACAGACGGGTCGCCTTCAACATAATCGTATTCAACAAGCACCTCATCACCTGTAGAGGGAAGCGTCATTTCAAAAGACAAGTCCATCATGGCCTCCATACAAACAAGTCAAGGACAACCACTGCGATGCCAAAGGCGTACACAGCAAACCAAATCACGTTCCAACGAACAGTGTCAAACTCTTTTTGTGTCATGTATTTCATTTTGTTTCCTTTGTGGGGGGCAAGCCCCCATTGAGTTAAGCTAACAACAATGCCTCTGCCTTAGATTTGAGGCGATTGCCATCACCAAACCATGCGTTAGTCATGCGAGTGTCGGCGTTGTGGCCTTTGTCATGGTCTACATACTGAGTGACAGCATTCAGCAAGCCCCAACGTGTTCCGGAAGCACCTTGCATATCTGCACCCATGCCCTTGCCATCGAACAACTCTAAAACTTTCTTGTATGAACGGCTTTCAGCCATAACAATTTGTTTTTGCTTCATGCCTTCAATCTTGACTTGCTGTTGTGTTGGTGGAAACAACTCTGTCAAAAATTCTTTGACATAATTTTGGCTAACACCGGTACGTGCTAATTTTCGGTAGTTGTCCATCATTCCCTCAAAGCCGCCAACAACAAGGCCAAGGCGGTCACGCATCAAGCTTGCATCGAAACGTGCGCCATGAGTGATTGATACACGGCTTGGTGCGGCTTCCCTATCAGCCATAGACAATGTGTTGTTACACACTACACGAACACTTGTGAACTGACCTACAGTAGCTGTTGAACCATCAAAGCTTGTAGACAAGAGCAGATAGCCTCGCACAGCATCGTCAGACAACACGCAAGCTTCTTTGTTGACGTTAGCCAAAGCCCAAATACGTTTGCCACCACTGATACAACCGGCTGTCTCAAGGGTAAAACCGGCTGAAGAAACAAGCGTGTTGAAGAAGTCAAGGATTTGGTCAGGCTGATGAATGCGATAGCGGTCAGTCACGACACCCAAAGGTTGATTTGTGTCGTTGCGGTAGATGACCTTGCGGCCTGTGATAGCGACCATTGAGGACAATGAGTCATTGGGCTTGAACAACACGGGAGTGACTTCAGCATCCCAATCAAGACCGGCCTCTTTGCGCCAAACTTCCATTGGCGCGTTGGGAGACAAGTCTTGACCAAGGCCATGCCAAGGTTTCGCGCCTACATAAGCAATTTCAGCCTTACCGGTGATTGCGTTTGTTTCGATTAAGTGAGCCATTTTGTATTTTCCTGTAAAAGACCCCAGTGGGGCAAAGTTGTGATGAACCGGATGGCACATCCCAAGGCTCACATAATGAGCCTCAGGATAGGTCATCAAATATCTTTGGTAGACACTAGGCGACCATTGATTGCGATGCTTGTTTCAATCTGCTCCAATGTAGGCTTGAACAGACAGAAATAATCGTATGAAGAAACACATTTTTGATTGCCTTCAATCCAAACAAGGCTGACATGGCGAATCTCATGGTTAATGTGAGCAATCGTGTACACCTGTGCGGTTTTAGCGGCTGTCACAACAACCAGTTGACCGATGTAGAGTTTTTTGTGAGCAATGTAGCGTTGCATTTTGTTTCCTTTGTAAAGACCCTCAAGGGGCATATTAGATGTACCGGTTGGCACATCTCAAAGCCCACTGTATGGGCTTCAAGATGGGTCATCAGGCGATGATGTTGAAGTGGAAGTGAACGCCGTGGTGAACAGCATTCATACCGATGAACACAGGGAAAAAACGACCATCTGTGTGGGTCATAATCATGTAGCGCAATTCGTTGTGAAAAGCGTTAGGGTCAAAGGGGAATTTTTTTGCTACAGCTTTGTGAGCGTTCTCAACAGTAGCGTATGTTTTTGTAGGTGTGATTTCAACTGAGTAAGCCATTTTGGTTTCCTTTTAAAGACCTCAAGAAATTCGAGGCATGAAAGGAATTCTGATGCTAAAAAAAAATTCGGCAAGGACTTTTTTTATACTTAACTAAAAAGTAGGGGAATGTGCAAAAACCCAAATTCAGGGATTTCCCTAGTCGTGCGCAAGAACAGCAAAATTCGCACGTTTAAGCAATTTTATGGTTCGCTTTCATATTCGTTTCGGGGTCATCGCAATCGTTGCACCTCGCAATTCCGTGTTAGAAAAAAATATCATTTTGAAGTGTCAGGGTTGCGCGGCATAATGAAATGGAAACACGGCTAGGTCTGAAGTCATGAGCAGATTGAAAAGAGAAGTCTCCCCTCCTGCCGCAGTTTCTTTTTGGGAGAATTGGAACTTGAGACAAATATGCACTATTACCAGCATCACATTGGCGACTTCATAAAAGACACTTCATTTTTGACGAATGAAGAAATTGGCATTTATTTGAAGTTGATTTGGCTTTACTACGACACTGAAAAACCGTTGCCAAACAATATGTTTGAGTTGTCAATGAAAACGGGTACACGTGACAACACAGAGATGTTGACAGGTTTGCTTGAAATGTTTTTCAAATTAAACTCAGATGAAAATTTTTGGCATCACAGTAGATGCGATGTAGAAATTGAACACTACAAACAGCAACTGACTACTGCATCTAAGGCCGGCAAAGCATCGGCACTCAAACGGGCTATGAACAAGAATTCAACAAGCGTTCAACAAGCGTTCAACGATCGTTCAACAGAAGTGCAACTAACCAATAACCATAAACCAATAACCAATAACCAAAATAAAGATAACAAGCGCGGCTCACGCCTCGCCAATGATTTTTTAATTCCATCAGATTGGATTCTTTTTTGTGAGCAAGAAAGACCTGAGTTAAACACCGCAAAAACTTTCAATCAATTCAAAGATTACTGGATTGCACAGGCCGGTCAGAAAGGTTTGAAGCTTGATTGGTTTGCTACATGGCGTAATTGGGTACGAAACACAACAGCCCCAAAGACTAACCCTGCTGACATTGTTAGGCTCACAGTGCCAAGGAAAAATGAGCCTGATGCGGCTTTAGAGAAAATCAAGGCCGATGAACGGGTAACAAGGCCGCCAACACTGGCTGAACTTGCGAGGATGGCAGAACTCAGAAAGGCAAAATCATGAATTGGCCTTTTCCACCGTTTCCAAACCCAAAGCATAAAGACAAACGCGAACCTAAGTTCAATCCTGATAACTTTGAGGAGTCACCATTTTGATGCCGCAAATAGATTTGGGTGCTACGCACTCAACAAACAGATTCAAACTATGCGCAAGATGCGACAACATAAAACCACCAGAGGGCGGGATTGAAGTTGGTGTTAGGTGGAATTGTCAAGCTTGTTGGCTAAAGCGCATCACTGGCGTACACCTGAAACAAAACCGAATTAATGGAGGTGCTAAATGAATGAATATGGATTTTATGAAATACCAAAAGCACAAAATCACACATTTATAGTGACAGAATATTCTGAATGGGTTTGTTATTTATTTGGTAGTAAAAAAAATACGGGTATTTCCTACAGACCATTAAAAGGTCAAGAACCAAATTGGTTTGTCAGATGGATGATGAAAGTTTGTTTTTCTTGCACATGGGTAAAGGATCAAAAATGACTGATTGGACACAAGAGGAAGATGAAGCTTTCAACATGATCGAGCAAAACAGCAACCTTGGCAAACAAATACTGCGCGATCTTGAAGGTCAACCCTATCATTTCAACAAAGCTTGGAAATTTTTGACTGACAAGGAATTGCTAATGGCTTATGGGTGGAGAGATTTTGAAGCCGAAACAATCCTTCAACAGAACTACAAAGAAATGATTTTGTTAGGTTTGAAAAACGTAGAAAAAGCCTGTAAGGAAAAACAAAATGAGCTATGAAATGGCGGTAAAAATCTTAAACAAAGTGCGTGAGGGTATACCCTACCCCGAATGTATCATTAGGAAAGCATTGCAGATGACAGGGGATATTGATGACTATGGAACATCTTAAAGACTGTGAAGCAAGGGAATGGATTGCAAGGTACAGGAAAAAGCATCTTGAAGAAGGCCGTGGTGAGGCTATCGATTGGTGGAATAAAACCATTGCCGAAATAGCCAAAAAAAGGGGTCAGAAACAAGCTGACGATTTGAAACGCAGAATGAACATACAAAAGGATTTAGATGCGATACGCCGCAAGGGTTGACGCTAATCAAACACAAATCGTGTCAGCTTTAAGGGCGGCAGGGGCAACCGTTCAATCATTGTCAGCAGTAGGCCAAGGCTGTCCTGACTTGCTTGTAGGGTATCAAGGAACAAACATACTGATGGAATTAAAAAACGGGAAAAAGCCGCCTTCAGAACGCAAATTGACCTCAGACCAAATTGTTTGGCACTCTGAGTGGAAAGGTGTAGTGTTTTTAGTCACAAGTGTTAATGAGGCATTACAGCTTCTAAAGGAGAAATCATGAAAGATGTAGAAGAACGTGCGCAGTTCATTCGAGACAATGCAAGCGCATATGGCAATGCCAAAGGTCGCAGAACTTACCTTGATGAATTTCGGAAGTCAAAAAAAGCTTTGCTGATGAAAGACGCACTGAGAAAAGGTGTAGAGGCCGCCAACGCACAGGAACGTGAAGCATATGCTGACCCTGAATACAGGGAATTGCTTGAAGGTTTGGCTTGCGCTATTGAGGAGGAAGAAACACTCAAGTGGAAAATTGAGGCCGCCAGACTTGACATTGAGATTTGGCGCACAAGGCAAGCTACAGCACGTATGGTTGTAAGGTCGCACGAATGAGGAAACAAACAAAACGCAAAATATGGGCGCTGATTGACCCTATACAACACGGCATCATTGGGGCGGCTATTACCCCTAGACAAACACTTAACAAGCTTAGATTCACTGAATACGCCGCATTAGATGCCATTACAAAGGGATTGGGCACGGTAAATGATTGGCGAATTCTTGTTGATGTTCTTAACCTATCAGAAATGATGGCAAAGCACGGGATTGGCAAAGATGAGGTGTTGCCAGTGTGCGCTAAAGCACAGACAGCATTACATGAAGCCGCTATGCGTTATCAAAATACAATGAAAATGGGATTGGATGGGGTTGGAATTCAGGCATTGAGGGATTTGTTGGAATATGCTGATTTACAACAGGGAAGCATCAGCCGGTCTGAATTTGAAACATACGTCAAGAAAACCAAAGACTACATCAGATCAAACGGCAAATTAGTGGTGGAAATAGAATGAACAACAAACTATCGGCTAATGAGCGACTTCACTTGGCAAGAATCAAGGAAATGCCTTGTGGTGTATGCGGTCAAGCTGGACCATCAGATGCTCATCACGTTGAACAACATATGCAATATCTCTGTATCCCTTTGTGTAAGGATTGCCACCAAGGCTCACACAACGGCATACACGGGCGTAAAAGTATTTGGAATGTAATGAAAAAAAATGAGTTATCCGTATTGAACGAAACAATCCGTAGGCTTACAATGTAAATTCATAGGGGGTTACATGGTCAAATTTACAGCACGGTCAGAGGCTATCGAGCCGAAAGACCCAGTAATGCAGTTCACAATGTGTTTGCTACATAGCGTGACTAATGGGCATATATTGCACCTTACAACACGTAGCTACTCAGAACACAAAGCACTCGAAACGTTCTACACAGAGATTGGTGACCATGTAGATGATTTTGTTGAGGCTTTTCAAGGCAAATACGGTTTATTGCATGATTTCACTACAAACTATGAAATACCAACTTCTGCAATAGATTACATGCGTTATCTAAGCAAAGAAGTTGAAACATTGCGTGTAGCTGATGGGTTTCCGGAAGATACTGAACTACAAAATATCACTGATGAAATTGCTCAGTTGATTGATTCAACTTTGTATAAGTTGCGTTTTCTAAAATAACCACAGGATAAGATATGACAAAACTGAAGATTGTTTACAGACCTACAACATCATTGATTCCTTACGCTAGGAATTCACGCACTCACAGCGAATTACAGATTGGTCAAATTGCCTCTAGCATCAAAGAGTTTGGATTCACGCAACCAATCCTGTTAGACGGTGAAAACGGCATTATTGCGGGTCATGGTCGCTATCAAGCCGCTTTGAAAATGTCTATGAGCGAAGTGCCAACAATAGACTTAGCGCACCTGACAGAAGCACAAAAACGTGCTTATGTGATAGCTGACAACAAAATAGCTTTGAACAGCGGTTGGGATGAACAACTGTTGGAATTAGAGATTCAAGACTTACGTGAAGCCGGTTTCAACATAGATTTGTTGGCCTTTGACCCGTCTGAACTCAAATCCGCAAGCGTAGACTATTCCGTGTTGGACGATGAGGAAATTGACGACCAACTGGACGATATGGCAAAAGGTGTTCGTAAAGCCATTCAGATTGAATTTGAGCCTGACCACTATGAAGAAGCACAAGAGTTGGTCAAGTTTTGGCGCGAACAAGGCGCTTATGTAGGCTATATGCTTCTCACGCACCTCAAGGCCGAACAAAACAAGCTGTGAAGTGCTTTTATTTGGTCGGCTATCACGGATGTGGGAAAACGACCCAAGCAAATTTGCTTGAAAAACACTTCCCTCATTACAACTACATCGGTGGCAAAGCCGGTTTAGACGCTATTGGAAGCGTGAATGAGCTTGTTACCCTAGTGAAAGCAAGTAAAACCGATATGGTTATACACGGTTGTATCTTTCAAACCGAACCAACCTTGTTGCGCTTGTCACGGCTTACACAACTAGAAATCATCGTCATGCACAGCCTACCAGAGACTGTAAAGCAAAGGACATTGAGCCGTGGGGCGGTCTCTTACAACCTTGACAAATTCAAAGCGCATTACAGTTTTATAAAAAAATTACCGGCATTAAAAAAAACCTACACGTTTGGCCTACACATAGTGAACAACAACCGGCCTACACAGGAAGTGTTTAACGACATAAGGCAAATATGTGCGCCATCATTGGTTTCATAAGTGATAACCCTACTGCTATCGCAGTAGAAACCCTCAAAAAAGTATTTATTGAATCAAAGATTCGAGGGATGCACGCATACGGCTATGCGGCGATACAAGACGGCGTGTTAATGCAACACAAATCGAACGGCTTGAAGTCTTTGCTCACTACCATTAACAACCCTACACGCCTGATTGGACATTGCCGCTACAGCACAAGCGGTGATTACAAGGATATGAACAACAACCAACCATTACGGTTTGGCGATGAATATTTGGTGTTCAATGGCGTGATCGACATGAGAACAAAGGCCGAAATGGAAGCGGCTTACAAAATCAAAATGCAATCGGACAATGACGGCGAAATCATGCTTCAGGCTGAAAACCGGATTGAGATGCTCAAATCAGGAATAACTTTCAGTGGCCTGACACTCAAATCGCATGCCCTTGCGTTTTTTCGGAATGAGGGTAGACCAGCCTACAAGGCAACCCGTCACGGTGCAACCTACATTGCTTCTACTGCCGACATTTTGAGGCGGTGTTTGCTTGAGCCTGAACCCTTGAACCCTTATGAGGCTTATGTATGGACAACATAACCGAATATTTGCGATTCCACAGGGAATCATCAGCCGCAAACGATATTGACCCTCAAAATGATTGTTTGTCATACATCAGCGACAGATACGAACTCAACACTGAACAGCGGTATTGGTTAGCTTTCCTGTTTGGTACGTGTTACTGCGCACCAACGGTTTTCTACCTTTACAACGAATTTCCCGATTACAGCACGGTAGATGTAGGCCGCTTAGAGCGTTTTTGGGGTCAAAACAAGCAAAAACTGGTGTTTCAGACCGATAGAGCAAGGGTCAAAAGCAATAATGAGTTTGTAAATTGTTTCAAATCCTATAGACAAATTGTAGGTAGCAACCAACAGGCTTTTTTTGAACGGCTACATCAGAAATCTACTAGAGACACATACAGAAACAGCCTCAAAGCGTTAGATACCCTTCACTATTTCGGTAGGTTTACGATGTTTATCTACTTAGAGATGGTGTCAGTGCTTACTAACACGAAGATGACGCCGCACACGCTAGACCTACGCAATGCCGAAAGTTGTCGCAACGGGTTAGCTTTAGCATTAGGGCATATGGATATGTTCAGTCACTTTGAGGACAAAACGCTGAGTGATATTGACTACGCAAACCTTGAAAAAGGCTTTAATCGAATTGTTGACGCTATTCAATATGAACCTATCAGGCACAAAGACATTTTCAACATCGAAACAACCCTTTGCGCTTACAAAAAGGTAAAGCTTGGCAAACGTTATGTAGGCTTTTACATTGAGCGTATGCGTAAGGAAATTGAGGCTATGGAAAAAAACGTGCCAAAAGGTGTGGATTGGTCTGTTTTATATCAATTCCGAAATAAAAACTATCACCCAAAATACTTGAAGGAAAAGCAATGAAACGTGTTGACCTGATACAAATTCCTCATAGCGTTAAAATTGGAGACACTTGCGGTGATATTGAACCCACGGTGACTGAAGACTGCGTGTTTTACGCCGATGGTGAGCCTGTAGGCTTTTACATCAAAGAAATTAAGGGCAAGCTGACGCAGTTTATTGACGTTGCTAACGCAGAATTGCTTTCTGATCGAGTGCCTAAAAGCCTAATGCGAAGGTCTAGCGGCCTAACAAACGCTGAAAACGAAGTAGAGCAATACAGCACAATCATCGGCTCATGCCCTCCAAAACCTCACATGAGGCGACCTTACCCAACAATGTCTAGCGTTCACTCAGTGAAGTCAGCTTCAACATTCATCAAAGCGATGATGCTTGCCTGTAGGGAATCAGAGCAACTCATCAAAGAGATTACACCAAGCATTTATGAACGACAGAAATCAATTATTGAAACGAAAGTACCACCGCAATGGCGGTTTGGGGAATTATTCACATCGAGCATTAGCAACTTCAACATCAGCGCACCATTTCATCGGGATGCCGGCAACCTTGAAGGCTGTGTCAACGTCATCATCGCCAAAAAACAGAATGCAAGGGGCGGTAACACGACTGTTCCAGACTACGGCGCTACAGTGGACAGTAGAGATAACTCCATGCTTGTCTATCCGGCTTGGCGCAATGTCCATGGAGTAACGCCAATAGTGCCTACACAGAAGGGCGGGTATCGTAACAGCTTGGTGTTTTACCCTCTTAAAGCGTTCAATACATATTGGGATTGATTAATGCCTTATGTACCCTCTAACACTAAGTGTTCGCACCTTGGTTGCAATGCACAGAAAAGTAAGATGAATTCATACTGTGTACAACATGGTGGCAAAGAGTGGGTCAAAAGCGAAACATCTAGTATTTATCAAACACCCGCTTGGAGGACTGTTAGGCAAAGGCAGTTGTCTTTACAACCATTGTGCCAAGCATGCCTAATAGACGGACACGTTGAGGTAGGCAATCATGTTGATCACGTTTTTCCTTGGAAGCAAATAGGTAGCAAAGCTTTTCTAAACAATATATTTCAAACGCTATGTGGCGCACACCACTCGCACAAGACAGGACAAGAGCAACAAGGCAAATATGAGCACTACACAACAACTGGCATCAAGGTATACACTCAGCACGACTACAACACGGTTGTTAGGGCAAACCCTTGCATGCATTTTGAAACTTAAATTTTTTGGCCTCGTTTCAAAG